AAGGAAGAAAAATGAACACTCTTTTATCTATTCTAGTTGCCTTCACTTTCGGTATGGTAACTGTCCCAATCGCTGCTATCTCAGGCAACAGCCAAGCTTATTGCGAGAAAGTCCTTCATGGTACGTATACTCCGGGCAAAGCAGATGTCTGTCCCAATGGTGATTGGGCATCAGTCGTAGGTCACGTTCAAGCTAAACAACCAGCACCAAAGTAATCTAAAGGGGTCTCTATGTCCAGTTATACTTACACGATTAATCGTGATGCAATTATCAGTCGTGCGCTGCGCCTACTCGGTGTAGTAGCACAGGGCGAGACCCCAACCGCCGTTCAGCTTACTGAGGGGGCTACGGCCCTCAATGGCCTAGTCCTTGCGTGGCAGGCAGATGGTATGCCTCTATGGGCAATCAAGACGCACACAATGCCATTGGTTGCAGGTAAGAAGGTTTACACCTTTGGTGCCTCTTCATTACCTCCGTACAACATCCCAAAGCCATTAAAGGTTCTACAGGCTTGGTACCATAACATCCCATCTAATGTAGATGTCCCAATGCGGATTGTTACCCAACAGCAATACAACATGCTGGGTAACAAGGATGTTACTGGTCTGCCTATTCAGATCTGGTATCAACCGTTATCTAATACTGGTGAGCTAACTGTTTATCAAGTTCCTGACCAATACACAATGGATAACATCACACTGTCCTTTGTCTATCAGGCTCCTTACCAAACGTTTGATGCGGCTACCGATGTACTCGACTGGCCGCAGGAGTGGTTCGATGCTGTTACTTATGGCCTTGCTACAAGGCTTGCTCCTGAGTATGGTGTTCCTGCGGGTGATCGTGGTGTGCTTCTTTCAGAAGCTACCAGTATTAAACAAACCGCCCTGAACTTTGGTACAGAAGAAGGTTCCATTTACTTCCAAGTAGAAAGGTATAACTGGTAATGTACGAAAATCTCGGTGATATGTTTAACCAAGCCAATGCTGGTACAGGTGGCTATGGTTGGGAGAATAGTCCTACACTAGATCAGGCAATTGATCCTCTGTTCAAGAACTATGCTGATAGTCGTGTTCAGTATCAGGCTGGTTCGGTTCCCGGCTTTTACGACCTATCTGGCAGTGGTGGCGGTGATGGTGGGAATGGGCCCGGGCAGGCTTACCAACAACAACAACAACAGCAGCAAGACTACTTGGGTAGTATGGGCTCAGGGGGTGGTGATGGTGGTAATGATTATATGCCCCCTGCCCCACCACAAGACTACTCACTATATCTACCTTATGGCACTCTTGACACAAGTGGTGGGGGTGGTGATGGGGGAGGTAGTACAGGACAAGCAAATACTGTCTATGACCCATCTCATGGTGGTGCTGGTTATTGGGTAGATAAGGAATGGATTCCTGAGGATGCTTTTGCTTCTCAAGACGCTGCTAAAACCTTTGCACAGGATTGGTCTTATGCCGATCTTAGTCAACGTTATCGTGAACAGTGGGATACAGATGCAGAACTCGGGGAAGCCTATGGTCAGCTTAAGAACTATGGCACACTAGAGGATACTCACAGTGCTGAGTCTTGGCTCAGAAAGAATCCTTGGGCAATTGGTAACAACCAATTCATGCAAGGCAATGGCGGTGAGCGTACCTTTGGTAATGACAAAGATGAAATCCTGAGTGGAGAGGACGCTTTAATTGGCACCCGACGTTTGATGAAAGATGGTCAGATCCTAGGGTACTTTGGTTCTAACATCAATCCCCTGATTGAGCAGTGGAAGCAGAAAGATAACTTCACATCAGGTACAGGTGTAAAACACTCTATTTATGACCAAGGCCGCGCTGCTGTTGGTCGTCAATATAATGATCCAAACTGGTGGGCAAATAACACAAAATCCTTCGGTAATGCTGGTTGGTACATGGGTGCTGATCAAGCTAAGAACAACCCCGGTTGGACTAACAAGGATGCTTATGAGCGTCAGGTTAATGATGTAATCACAGGTAAGACTGGTATATCTCAGGTGGCTCCTGCTGTTGTTATGGCAGCTATGGCAGCTATGACGGGTGGTGCCCTTGGTCCCGCCTTGGGAGCAGCAATGGGCTCTACTGCAGCAGGTACAGCAGCCGCAGGTGCGGTTGGTGCATTACCCGGGGCGTTACGTACAGGACTTAATGGCGGGAGTTGGACTAATGCTCTTGGAGGTATGGCTACTGGCGCTTTAGGTAGTTATCTCGGCGGCACTTATGGTGGATCTATGGGATTGCCTAGTAATGTAGGTAAGGGTCTAATTCAAGGTGGTGTTAACATGGCAGGTAAAGCCGCTATGGGTCAGGACGTTGACTGGCTATCTGGTCTAGCTGGAATAGCTTCTGGTATTGGTGGTGGATATATTGGCGATGCCGCTCAGTCTGCCTCAGGTGCTACAGGACTCCTCGGAGACATTATTAAGAGTGGTGTTGGTGGTCTATCAAGCTCAACCATTCAATCACTCCTGCAGGGCAAGACTCCAGATGAACAACAAATGATCATGACCCTGCTTTCTAGTGCAGCCAAACCTGTAGTTGGCGCAGGAATGAATATGGCTAAGGATGCAATAGGTAGTGTTATACCAACATAAGGAATATCATGGCAACAAAAACAAAGGTTACTAAACGTACCCCCTTCGTGGGTGAGTACAACAATCGAAGTGGTGATCCACTCAAGGACTACCGGCTAGTAAATGCGTTCCCTGAGTTCTCTAAGGCTGCTCAAGACGGCGCTCCTAATGTCTATGCTCAGAAAAGACCCGGCCTTGTTGAGTTCTGTGATGTTGCTCCTGATGCAGAGGGTCGCGGACTTGCTTGGTTTAATGGACACTTCTATGCAGTTATTGGTAATACAGTATGGCGTATAACCGCTACTGGTACTACCAAGACAGCCATCATCACTCTACCAAGCACTACTGGTAACGTTGCCATTATGGTATGCAACTCTGCTACCATTGGTGATTACCTATTCCTTGTTGATGGTACTGTTGGTTGGGTTGTTAAGTTGGATAACTCTGCTACACAGATTACTGACATTGATTTCCCAACACCACATATCCCTGCTGTAACCTTCATTGACGGTTATGTGCTTATTGCTAAGGAGAGTGATGTCTTCAACAGTAATCTAGATGATCCCTTCACATGGGCTAATGATCACTATATCACTGCTGAAATGTTCCCCGATCCAATCATGACCCTTGCTCGACAGAGTAATCAGGTTGTTTGTCTTGGTACAGAGTCTATTGAATTCTTCTACGATAATGCCAATCCCTCAGGCTCACCGCTTAGCCGTAACACGGCTGTTGCTGCTCAGATGGGTTGCGCTGCACCACACGCTATCTACCAGAATGAACAGTTCTGTGCCTTCGTTGGACAGTCTGCCTCAGGTGGCCGTGCTGTGTGGAAGCTAGAGGGATACACGCCAAAGAAGATCTCTACCCCATATATTGATCGTATCATTGATGAAGAGACTAACATGGTGGGTGTGACAGGATTTGGTTTCCGTACTATGGGACACCTCTTCTTCCTGATTAACTTCCCAACAATCAAACGAACCCTTGTCTACGACATTGATACTCAGCTATGGCATGAATGGTCATCCTTCATTGGTGCCCCTCCTCTGTCGTTTGATCCTATGTCAAGCTCACCAATCATTCATGAACCCTTCAACTACACACACGTAGCTGATCGCGGAGATGGATTTATCTACCTCCTGTCAGGCACTACAGGCGACATATATAAACTAGATCCTAATACCTACACGGATGAGGGGTATGCAATTATCGTTGAGATGCGTACAGACAAACTTGACTTTGGTTCATATCTCCGCAAGTTTATTTCTAACGTAAAGATTGTTGCTGATAGGTACGAGCTTTCAAACGTTATTGGACTTACATGGTCTGATGATGATTATGAAACATGGTCTAACTTACACACTGTAGATCTTAATGACGACTTCCCATACTTAGGCAGGCTTGGAGCATTCCGTCGCAGAGCATGGCGTCTTGTGCATGTTGCAAACCAACCACTGCGTGTTGAGGCTCTTGAGGTTTTAATTGAAGAAGGCATTTCCTAATGGCTACCTTACCACCACCCCCAATTAACGACAATCAAGCTGGCTTTGGCTGGATTGATTGGCAACGCCAAGTTCGTGATAGTATCACTGGTACAGAAGGTCAAGTAAAGTGGGATGATATTGACTTTACTGGATCAGATATTAATGACATCCAAGCAAAGAACCATAACATCCTACAGGGGCTACAAGGTGGTAAGTCACAGGAGTATTACCATCTAACTCAAGCGCAGTACAAC